GTTTATGGGTGTCCATGCTCCAGTAGCGTCTTGTTCAAACAAACCAGTAGCGATGGCTGTTGCTTCATCAGTATAACCATATCCTGTCCACCAACCCGTAGTATCTGTCGTAGTATCTGTCGTAGTATCTGTCGTAGTATCTGTCGTGGCTGTCGTAGTATCTATAAGAGTCCAAGTTCCTGTATCATAATTAAATTCAAATCTACCAGAATATACAGCATCTGCGTATGAAGGATAGCCATATTGAGACCACCAATCATCTGGTGCATAACTTGTTTGATCCACAGTTTCAGTTTGAGCTATATCATCAGTGACTTGTGTTTCTACACTATCTGGTGGTCCTTTAGGAACCCATGCCACAACACCGCCAGGACCTGTAATTTGTTCAAAAAATCCAGAGGCTATAGCTTCTTGCTGGGTAGTATACCCCCATTGAGACCACCAATCCGTTTCCGTTGCAGTTTGGTTTACTGTTGCGTCCATATTAGCTAGAGCGGTGGCTTCTTCAGCAGCAATTCTATCGGCTTCTGCTTGTGCGGCGGCTTCTTCAGCAGCAAGTCTGTCAGCTTCGTTTTGTGCTGCAAGGGCATCTGCTGCGGAGGTGTCCACAAATACTTCGCCTTCTGCGTTAGTAATTGGAGTGTCTACTGCGTCTACAACTTCTTCGGTTGTGGCCACTGAACCTGACCCAGTTGTGTCTCTAATACCTACGTCCCTTTCTCCTGGTTCGTTACCCGACGGCAACATTCCCCCGCCAACGGCATCATTCACGGCTGCGGTTACTGGATCAGTTTGTGTTTCAGGTAATGGGTATTTTTCTGGATCACTTTGAGATAATTGAAGTGCATCTAATACATCAACAGTGCCGTCGCCGTTAATGTCCATTCCTTCTATAAACGGTCCTAATTCTCCTGCGTACTGCACGATACTTTGAGGAGTTATTCCTGGATCGAGTTGCGGTACTGGCGTTCCGTCTGGGTTTCTTAAACCTGATGCTATTTGCGAGAGATACTGCGCGTCTAACTCGTCAACGGTACCATCACCGTTAGCATCCATTCCTTCCGCGTAAGGTCCTAATTCTCCTAAGTATTGGATGATACTTTCAGGGGTTACTGCTGTTGCGGCGGTTGCCGTTTCCACGGCTGCGGTTACTGGGTCTACGCTTTCAGGTACATAATTTGGGTTTGCGTTAGTCTCACCGGGAAGCCCAATCACAGTCGCAGATTGTGTTGGATGCCCGTGCTCCATATAAATTCGATGCCAGTCTGCGGGAGTTAAATTTTCTTTGGGATCAAATAATGCCCAAAAACGTTGGTTGTAAGGAACGTCTGTATATGAGCCTGTTGTGGCTGTGGCGGGGGCTGTAGCAGGAGCTCCTTTACCACCTCCCATGTTAACGGGGGGTGAATCCATGATAGATGCACCACTTGTTCCAAGTGGTCCTAAGTTTAAATTAGAAGGCAAACCAGTAAGATCTATATTTGAAAAATCTGGAAGCTCAAAATCAAAATTATAAGACATTACCTGCTACCTCTATCTTGTCGAGCTTTTTCTCTTTCGGCTCCAACTTTCATTGCGGCTATGTCTTCTTGTGATTTCAACTTCTCTTCTTCCGATTGATCTTTTTGTTTTAGCTTGGCTGCATCCAGTTTTAATTTCTTCTCAGCTATGAGCTTATCATCTTCGTTTTCTTTTGCACGAATTTGAAGTTCTTTCTCTTTAAGTTGTACAACACCATCTTCTGGTGGAGTCATAATCTCTTCAAGGCGTGGCATAATTTCATTCATAAGTTGCACTTCAATCTTAGCTTTCAATGCGTCTTTTTGTGGATTTGGTTGAGGCTCTTGCGGTGCTCCGTCTGGTTGCACTGGTTGTTCTTGCTCAGGCATTTGTTGGTCGGCCATGTTCTGTGCTTGTAATGACATGTGTTGGAACATGTGAGACACCACACCGGGAGCCACCATTGGATTGACCATGGCTATAGAACTTGCCAAGAAAGATAAATGCGCCTCTATGTGTACAGCGTGATCTTGTTCTGGGAAAGCTGTAAGTGGCGCACCCATCAATGCCGCGCCATTCTCTTGCGCGGGATCCACAGGAGCGGGAGGTGGTGGATCTGGAAGTAATAAAGCTTCAATGTTTTCAGAACCTAATGCTTGATACATTCTTCTGTAAGCTTCTTTAATGTTATGTAATTCTGGGTTGCTTTGTACTAATTGTAATTCTTGTTGTGCTAACGTAATACGTTGAGACATGGAAAAGAAATTAGGATCACTAACAGGAATAACGTCTACGCGATCGTCAAAGTCTGACTGTTTAATTGCTTGATCCCCTCCGACCACTTGATACGGATATTCGGGGGGTAGGTACTCTGCAAATAATCTTGCTAGTATTTGGAACTCTAATTTTTGTGCGTAATGCAAACGCTTGTGAACGGCAGACATAACTCGTGTGCCTTGTTCCAATAACGCCATAGTTGTTCCAACTGGCATTTCTTGATTACCTTCGCCAACGTTCATGTTGGTAATGGAAGCAAAACGTTGTCCGGCTTCTACACAGAATCCGAGCAACTGCATTAATGTGGCTGACGGTTCTTTATAAGGTAATGGTATCAGTGAATCTCTTAGTGCTCCGCCCGGTGCGTCCACGTCTCTGAACTCTCCCGGCTCCAACGGTGTCTCGTCGTCCCTGATCCTTAGACCTCTGGCTTTAAAACCAGCAGGGAGATTGCTTAATGTTCCCGCATCTATTAATTGTCTTAATGCACCAGTAGCGGTTCTCGACAGACCACCGATCATGTGTATCAGTCCAAAGCCGTAGAACCCAAGACCGGGTAAGAACTTGTAGTGTACAAAATATTGGACTTTATTTTTAAGTGGGTCGCCTTCTCTGTAGTTTCTTCTAATGGATAAAATTTGGCTGGACGTTCTGTCCACTGTAATTATAAAAGGTAAGTGGTATCCATCGGGATCTTCAAAGCCTGGTACGTCCATAGAAACGTGGAACTCCAAAAGTTCGTACATCATTTCTACGTTGCCTTGCCTAACTCCTTCTAACTCATCTACCTTGTCGGCTACGTCTGTGTTCGTTGGATCACTGGCTTTTAATTCTATGTCACGATAGAACCCAGCAAGCTGATGACTGCGCACTTCGTTGTAAGACATCTTTACAACGTGAGTAATCCGTTCGCACGTTTCAAGATCGCTGGCAGTGTATGGGACTACCAAATCCTCTGTGGGGACAAAGGTGCTTACAGCGCGTTGCTTGCTGGGGTCAAAATAAACTTTCTTAAATGCAGAGCCTGCAAGGGGCAAATAGAACAATAATTGGTCCATTTCAGGGGTATATTCCTGCATTACCGTGGTTATTTGGTAATTCATGAAGTCTTCTACTCTTCTTGCTTGATCCTCTGTTTCAGGTGTTTCAGCACCCATAACACGGGTTTTGACCGGTCCTTTAGGTGGAAGTAGCTCTTTAAATGCTTGTGCTTGGAATTGTGTAACGGATTCAGCTAATAATGGGTGAGTTACCCCAGACGCTCCGGGGAATGGACGATCTCTGTCCTCGTATTTGAATCCTAATAGATCCAGTCCTTTAACATAAGTCTCTTCCCATTCAGCGCGACTGGCGTGGTCATCTTCAAAATCACCAATCAATTCATTAGCTATCTTTCCTAAGTCTTGGTCGGATAGGTATTCAGATAAGTTAGCATCAAACGGAGCTTCCATTTGTGTTGGTTCGTCGTCGGGAAAATAATTTACTTCGGCACTGCCGTCTTCTTCAATCTCTACAGCAATATCACTGTCCGTGGGCGTTGGTTCTTCGATCTGAACCTCTTGACCATCTTCGACTTCCAGATCAATAAGATCTGACAACCTCTCTATGTTGGTTGGTTTATTATTTTCTGCCATTTACTTTGTTGTCCATTTTATTTACAGCTTCCATAACAGCATTGTAAGCTGGACCTTTTCCTACACCTCCACCCATATCAGGGGGATTAATTGGAGTGGCTCTTGGTGTTGGTGCTCCAAACGCTCCTCTTTCTGGGTTATAAAAATCAGGATTAGCGTCCTCTGACCTAGCTCCATGATACATGCCTAATGCACCTGCTCCAAGACTAACGAGTGCTCCTTTAATAAGACTGGCGAATTTTTCCATTTTGTAAGCTTGGTCCATAATTTGTCGTGCTTCTTGCTGAGTTTCTGCTGTTCTTGCGGCGTATTTCAAATGCGCAGTTAATCTTTCCATGTCTCTAAGCTCAGCTTCTATTTTTTCAAATTGTTGTCTTGTTGCGCTTGGATTACCAATAGACGTAACCCTAGGATCTGCTGCCTGCATATCATCAATTATTTTTTGACCTTGGGCTATCTTTTTATTTGTTAAGTTAGTTAGCTCGTCTGCTGTTCCCCCTAAAGCCTTCGTCATACTTTCATCGGATGCTTTTAAAAAGTCAATACCTTCGTCCGTTCTGGTGTGACGCATAGCATTAGG